AGCTACTAAACTTAATGATGGCGTATGGCATCACATAGCTACAACATTTAATGATTCTACTGGAGCTGTGAAATATTATGTAGATGGCCAATTAGATGGCTCAACAACCTTCCCTAGTTATATAACTCATTTTGCAATAGAAATTGGTTATGGTGGTGGTTCCAGTGATTATTCTTCTTTAAAAGGACAGGTTTCTAACTGCGTTCTTCATAGTAGTGAGCTTACGCAACCCCAAATAGAAACTTTATATAATAATGGAGTTCCACAATTGTCTCCTTCTTTTTCTCCATATGGGTGGTGGAAGTGTGATAATATAACTACGGGCATTGAAGATTCTATTGGTTCTAACAATGGAACTAATAATGGAGCTATTCAAAGTAACATAGCAGTTTCTCCAAATAATGGTTTAAGCTCAGGTATGGACACAACAAACCTAGTACCATCAAATCTACAAAAAAGTATTCCATATAGTGGTTATAGTATGGATTTTGATGGAACTGATTTTATAGATTTAGGAACCGGACTAGATATTTTTAAATATAATATAGACGAAGAATATTCAGTTAGCGCTTGGGTTAACTTTACCTCAACCACTGCTGATAGAATAATTATTAGTTTAGGAGCAAACACGTATAAGTTTTTCTTAGCAACAGGAGCTAGCGGTAAAATTTCTTTTGGAGTTGGAAACAGTACAGCAATTGGCTCAAATTATAATCATACACCTACTGCTGGCACGATAAATGATGGTAACTGGCATCATATATGTATAGTGGGTTCTAGTAATAGTGGTGGAGTTACTAATTTTACAGTTTATGTTGATGGTATAAGTGGCTCTTCAGGAGGTAGCACTACATTTATAGTAGAAGTCAATAATAAAATTGGCGATGGATATTATGGAGGTTTTGATGGTTTGATATCAAACGTTTCGGTTTTTCAAAGAGCTTTGTCTGAAGATGAAGTTTTAAGAGTATATAATGGAGGTGTTCCTGGTGATTTAACTAATTTAAATCCTACTAGTTGGTGGAGTTTAGGAGCAGATAGTTATTTTAATGGATCGAATTGGATATGTCCTGATATAGGTGCTAATACTAATAATGGAACTAGTGATGGGTTAGGAGCAGATGATTTAAAAGGTAATGGCCCTAACTCTCTAGCAAATGGCACTTCAACAAACCTAAACCTAGGATCTAATTTAATAGGCGAAGCACCTGGTAGCACAGGAAACGCAATATCCATAAACATGAACTCACTAGCAAGAACAGGATCAACCCCTTAAAAAATATTAATATTTATAACAAAAATACAATGGCAGCAACATACGCAGTAATAAATTTAACAGACACTAACGCAATATTATTTAGTCAAGTAAACCAAACATCTGCTCAAACAATGAGAAGAAATGTAGCTAATACTCAAGGTATTCTATCATATCAAGTTGAGCCTAGTTTTATTACTAATGGTTCTTTAACACCTATTCAAACATATGATCACGCAGGTATAATGACTTTACTAGCAACACCAGCATGGACTCCTGAAGATCCTGAATAACTTTATTGAAAATATTTGGTTACCTGAAATACTATTCGTATATTTAGCCAAATAAAAAATAAAAGTTATGTTAATAGACACTAAAGTTACAAAGTTCCCCATCACTAAAGCATGGGAAAAAGGCCAATTAGCAGTTAAAGAAGGTAGAATGGATGATGCTCGAGATATGTTCGATATGGGTATTGCTATGGTTGCCACTTATTCAATGGAAAATGATTCATATGATGATGAAACAATAATTGAAGGTAAAACTAGAAAATTATGGTTAATGAGATTTTGGAAGGTGGGACTTGAAAATAACAATTTATTATTAGGATCATAAAATAGAAAATTATGAGTAAAGATATAACAGTAGATGATGTATGTAAATACATCTCAACAGCAAACCTTAAAGATTTATATTTTATACAAAAAACCCTAGAATTAAAAAGGCAAGAAAAAACTAATAATATGTTTGAAGGAGCAACAAATTTATGAATTTATTATACGGAATATTTTTTTTCCTTTTAGCTCATATCTGTGCTTTTTTACAATTAAATGGTCAATTTAAATGGGAATGGTTTGTTAAACATGAATGGGTAATAGCTTTATTTGGAATCCCCATGTCATTTCTTTATATATGGGGTACTAAATACACAGTACAAGGAATGGAAGGGTTACTATGGCCTACTAGATTTATTGGATTTGGAATAGGAATTATAGTATATGCTTTTATGGTTAATTATATTTTTAACGAAGGTTTTAGTGTAAAAACTGTTATTTCAATTTTTCTTTCAATTGCTTTAATAAGTATACAAATATTTTGGAAGAATTAACATATGTATAACCATACTGGTTATATCCCCTAATATGTTTTTTTTAATAAGAGTAATTGCATTATTAACTTATTAAAAACATAAACTATGGTATTAGGATTCAATTTAACAGGTTTTATTTCATTAATTTTACCCCCTTTATTGTATGCCTGGATAATTTATGTATCCTCTCCTTATAAATCTTTATCAATAAAAAATTCTTCAAAATTTATTTTAGGAGGAATATTTTCTGTAGTAATATTAAGTTTTATAATGTATCTTTTTCCATTTTGGAGCCCTTATTATTTCCAGGATCCATTTTGGCAAAATTTTTGGGTGGTAGCTCCCAGAGAAGAAATATCTAAATTTATAATGTTTTTAATAATATATGGAGGTTTAAATCTTAAAGAAGAACCTCATCCTATTACTTATATGTTTTATTTTGGAATGATAGGATTAGGGTTTGCCTTAGTTGAAAATTTACAATATGTAGCTAGTTATGGGTTTTGGGTATTAAAAATGAGAACTTTTGGTGCTGTATTTGTTCATATGATATGTGGTTTACTTTTTGGATACTGGGTTGGAATGGGAAAAATCAAAAAATCTAAATTCTCGTTAAGAACAACTTCTTCTATTTTTTTATCATCAAGACCTAAATTAAAATCTATTTTATATACTCTTATGGGATTAATAACAGCATCTATATTCCATGGGCTATGGAATTATCACCTTAGTATTTTAGGAAAGGTTTATTCAACTCCTTTTTCTATATTATTATTAATAGTTGGGTTTTTATCATGTAAACTACTATCAAGAGATTTAATTAATCAATATCAAAAATCAAACAAACATGAATCTTTAGAATCTAGAATAGATAAAGATTTAGATAAAATTTAAAAAATGAATATAACAGAAATATATAAAACTTCTCCTTACCTTAAATTTAAAAATAAAACAGAATTTGATAAAAAAATAATAGGATCAGAGGTTTATGGAGAAATTACTGAAAAAGGGACTAATATGATAGTAAATCGCTTTAAAGAATACTTTAACCAAAATACAGTGTTTTATGACCTGGGATCAGGATTAAGTAAAATGGTAATTCATATTGGAATAAAATATAATGTAAAGGAATCAATTGGAATTGAATATAGTAAAGAAAGACACCAAGGAGCACTATTTTTAAAAGAAAACTATGCTAAAGAATATAATAACATCAAAATATATTGTAAATCTTTTTTAGATCATGATCTTTCAAATGCCACTGTTGTTTATATGGATAACACAGTTTACCCCAATAGTATTAATGATAAAATTTATGAAAAATTATCCAAAGGATGTTTAATAATATATAAGAAAAAATTTAAAAATATAAATGAAAATCAAATAAAAGTAGAAAATGGAACTGATAGAACTTATAACCAAAACTATCTTTATTGGATTATAAAAGAATAATTTGATTTTTTAATATATTTATATTATATTAAATAAAATGTTTAATCAGTTATACAAACACCAAGGAAATTTATATAAGATTATTAGAAAAGTTCCTTTTCATAATTTTTTAGATCAAAACCAAGTAAAAGAATTTAGAGATTATGTAGGTTCAAACCATGTCTTAAAAGATAGAACACATTATATATTTTGTGAAATTATTGAAGATGCAGAAATAATACAATGAAAAAATTAATTTTAATTTTATTAGCCTTTCTAGGATGTAGAAAAATTGATGAAAATGGGTTTAAAACCTATAGAATAAAAAAAGGAAAACATCGTTCTGGTGTTAGAATAAAAAGAGACTGGAAATCTACCATAAATTTTCAAGTAATATTTGATGAATCAGCTAAATACACATCAGTAGACCCTACCAATCAAGCTGATATAAATAAATTATATGGGATTAGTGATTGTGGAGAACATCATTTACAATCTTCTATTAGAATAGGATGGAGATGGTATAACGATAGTTTAGAATTACATTGGTTTAAACATCAATTTGGTAATTTTTCATTTGGTAAAATTAAATCAGTTGAGCTAAACGAAATTATAAATTGTACAATTGAATTAGATGAAGATAAATATATTATCTCAGTAGATGGTGTCACAAAAGAAACTCCAAGATCATGTGGGTCTAATTACCAAAAATATTACCTTTATCCTTATTTTGGAGGAGATGAAACAGCCCCACATGATATTACGATTAAAATAAAAGAATAACATATTTATACCATATAATAAAATCTATGAAAAATTTCAAAAAGTTAATTAAAGAAGCACATTTAGGTAATCCCTTAAATGAAAACAACAAACCTGAAGACTTAAATGAAGGTCGTAGTATGGCACGATTCAGTTATGATGATGTTAATGATCCTGCTTTAATGAAAGCAAGAGCAGCTCAAATAAAGAGAGATAAAATGGATAAGGAAGAAGCTGAATATAAAGCAAAACAAGCAGCATTAAATAAAAAATATGGTTCTTCGTTTATGGATAAATTAGATGCTGAATTAGATTTAAAAGGCGAACTTGAAGATCTAAAGCAAGAGAGAGAAATGATCATGATTGATATGGAGGAAGAAGCTGAACCAGAAGGAGGAGAAATAGCTGATAGATATGGTGAAAGGCTTAATCAAATTGATATGAGAATAGCAGATATTCAAGAAGAATTAGATGATTTAAGAATGTATGAATCAGTTAATGAAGATAGATTCAAAAAGAATAAAGATTCATATATAAGAATAACAGAACCTAGATTTAGTAAAGATAAAAATGCTCCTAATTTTTTATATGGAAGAATAAATTATGATACAGGACCAGGTGTAGGTATGGCTTTAGGTAAAGAAACAATGGCGGGTCAAATTAGAAGATTAAGTTCAGCTGAAGCTGTAAGACAATTAGAAGACATAGGTAGAAAATTATCAGATAATTATGATTTAGAAGATTTAGAAATTACTGATTTAGAAAATGGTGTAGTTGAATTATTTGCTGTATCAGATGATTTTATTGATATGGATGTAAAATCTGAATTAAGTACTGCTATGTTAAATGAAAACATGGGAGAATGGCCTAAAGAACTCACATCTAGATATAGTGATGAATACAGATTTGAATTAGAAAAAGTTTCACCAACTTACAAGGACAAACCAGGAAGAGCTAAATATAGAGTAATCGATATTGAAAGTGGAGAACTTAAAGGAACACCTGTATTTGAAAAACCAGAATCTCTTATGGCTTATGCTGATGATTTAATTAAACCTCAAGGTGGAAGACAATCATCTCATTTTGGTACTAATGAAGGTACTTGTGGTTATACTCCAGATGGTGAACCAAGATCTAAACCAGCAAGCCCAGATTTAAATGAAAATGAAATACCTTCATATTTAACTAATAATAAAGCATTTAAAAAAGCAGTTGAAGATTCAATTAACTTTAATGATTTTGAAGAAAAAGTAAAAGGTATTTTGGGTCCTAAATATTTTAAACTGGCAAAAACAGAAGACCCTGCTGCTTTAAAAAATTATTATGATAAGTTTCATATCACCAAACCAGATCTTGAAGAAGCATCAGATACTGATGTAGGTGGTGGAGCTAAACAAGATAACGAATTAAATTTAAATATATCTAACGCGAATGATATTGCTGATGAAGAAGAAGCAAATTCAGGAGTAGTAGGTGAAACTAAAGGTTTTGATTTTAAAAAAATGGTTAAAGAAGCTTTAACCCCTAATAACTTAAAATAATGAAACCTTGTACATGCCCAAAATGCCCATGTGGTACATCTTGCAACTGTGATTGTTGCGAATGTTAATTTTCTAGACTTTTTCAATATTTATAATAAACAAATCAATATGAAATTGATTAAGTCAATATACAACCGTTTTCTTAAATTGTTCACGAGTGAATCTCTAACTGTTAAGAAAACAAATTCCTCAGTTGAGAAAACTCCTGAAGTTGCACCTGTAAAAAAACGCAGGGGTAGGCCTAAAAAAAGTACTTAAACCTATTTTTTCTATTAAAGATAGGGATTAAAATTGGAAATCCCAATTACTAGGAACTTTGGAAAGCCTTTGGAGATTAAAGCTCTCAACTATAAATCCCTGTTTTTAATAGAATGAAAAATGGAACTATTAAAACTAACATGGTGGATGGAGGATCCAATTGATTTTGAATATAAACAGTATATTCTTTTAGATTACCTTCAAAAAATAGAAAGATATTTTTATAATAAGGATTTTTCTCCTTATTTACTCCATACTGAAAAATTGTATGAAGAAATGGCTATAAGTTTAGAATTTATAGAAACATTTGAAAAATCAATAACAAAAAAAGAATTAATATTTACTCAAAGTGGGTTAGGGTGGAAAGAACAAAAACCACCAACAATAGATGAAGTAGAAGAAATGAAAAATATTTTAAGATTTTCCATCCCAAAAATCAAAGAAAAAGTTCAGCTAGGTAAAGAGCTTTGGAAGCAAGGCCCTACAATTTTATGGTAATATACTCCACTATAAATTTAAAAATATATTTAATTTCTTCCTAAAAATAGTTGGATTCCCAATATTTTTTTTATATATTTAACTAAACAAAGTTAAGGTATATGGATTACAGAGACTTATTAGAACAAGAAAAATATTTATGTAAACTACACAGATTAAATGCTCTAGATTTAATTAAACTTGAAAAACAAAAAGAATTAGATTGGGGGCTTGCTGATGCTGATGGTGATATAGATTTAATAGAAGAAATTGAAAGTAAATTAGAATGGATTAGGGTTGTTTTATTAACAAGAAGTAAATTAAATTAATGGATAAAAAAGAATATCTAGACAAATTTATTACTACAGATTTTAATTTTGACATGGGTACCCTTGAGGGAAATAATAAAGTTAAAGAAATAATATTAGAAGCTTTAAACAAAATGTTTTATGATAAATCACCATCTAGGAAAAAAATAACTAATTTAATCCAACATAGACTAGACACAGCTTATAGTGATAAAAGTGGATTATATAGGGATATTAAAGATACTGAACCAAAAATCCAAATAGTAGATCAAATAAATAAAGCTGCTGATCAATTTAATATTGGGTGTAAAATAAGTAGATTTAGCTTAAAATGAAAATAACAAGAAGAGCGGGTTTAAAAACTCAAGAAACCATAGAATCTATTCTACATGAAGCCTCAGCTTATGGGTTAAGAGATGAAGTAGATTGGACAGCACAAGATTATTTAGAAAAAAATAAAAAATTAAATATAATTACAGCCTACCAATGGGCTTTTTTAGATTGGATTAAATAAAAAGTTATGAAAAAATATAAATTAGAATTAATTAATTACGATTTAAATAGTAATCCTATAAGTGGGGTATCTAGAATTGTAGAAAGAATGAGTTTTAAAAAACTAAGAAAATTTCAAAATGACTACCCAGGTAGGGTAGATTTAATTAGAAAGTTAAATATTAAAGAAATATAGTTATGGCGAATAATTTAAAAAGTTGGATCAAAGTTAAAGCTAATGATGATACTTTAAAATATGTTGATTCTTTAGTTACTAAAGCTGAGGAAGAAATCAAAAATGACAATTATGGTATAACAGCATTTGCAAAAGCATTTTATAAAGATGTTGATTGTGGAGATGGTGGAGGTGTGATGTATGATTGGGCACTTGATAATATAGGTGCTAAATGGACTTATTTAGAAGAAGTTGAAGCTGAAGGAGAATTTTCCACTACATCAGCTTGGTATCCTCCAAAACAATTTTTTATTCATTTATATAAGTTATGTGCGGAATTAGATGAAAATGTAGAAATTGAAGTACAATATGAAGATGAATCATATGATCCAATAGGTGCTATGGTTGTTAAAAAAGATAAAGATGGCACTCCCTGTATATGGGAAGAAGAGGATGATGTAGAAAACCCAACTGATGATATGGATTGGGATGATGAAGGTTATGATGAAGCACAACAAGAGTTTTATGATGAAATTTATGAAACTAAACAAGAACTTTTAAAAGAATGTCACTCATTAGTACTTACTGATGGTGAACCAATTTAATAAAAATATAGTTATGGCAAAAATACAAAAATTTGTAGAAAGTAAAGATTGGCTTTGGTATGAAGCTGAGATTACAGAAGAACAAGCTGCGGAATATAAAGCATATGAAAATGATGAAACAGGAGAAATAGAAGAACCAGAATGGTTATGGGATCTAGACTTTGATTTAGTTAGAGATAAACCTGCTTCTGATGATATAGAATATGAATTAATAGAAGAATAATGGATTATTATCAACAAGATTTTATGGTAAAGTTAGGTGAAACTACAGCTGGGGATATTATTGAGGTACCTGATATCTTAATATATGGTTTAGCATTTGTTTTTTTCTTTACTTTGTTTATTATAGCAGTACAAAGAGATAAAAAATGAAAAATTTCATTAAATTTACTTTAATATGGGTAAGTCAAAATTTAGCTATTCCTTTTTGGATAGTTGGACATATTCATTTATCCTTAAATATTTATGAAGATGTACATGAAATTATAGCTTCATTAGGAATGAATATTGTAGTAATAATTGGATTTATTTTAGATTATAAAGAAAATGTTAAGAAAAAAATATAAAAAATGCAAAGAAGAAGTTGTTCAATCTGTTAAAGAAACAGGAATTGAAACTTGTTGTTTAAAAATTGAATTAATGGCTACTTCAAAAATAAAAAATCATTTTATATATGAAGTATGTTATTTAGATCAAGGTGAATTAAAAACTGTATCTATTGTAGCTTCAAGTATAATAGGCGTACTTGAATGTATTCAACCTTATATCAACAAGGGATTATCAGAACATCAAGTTAGTTTTATGGTAGGATCAGAGGAGGCAGTAGCATCTAGATTAGCAAGTTCTACATATAATCCCTCAAAAAATTAAAAAAATGGAAAGTAAAAACTTAATGAATGAATTGATGGAAATGTTAGTATGGGCCTATTCTCAAGGACGTAAAGACATTAAAGAAGAAATTGAGGAGTTAAACATAAACCCTAAAGACTTACAGGAAAATTTTCAAAAGTTTTTTATACAAAAAGTAAAAGAAGAAGATACCTTAGAACCTAAATCAGTTGAGGATCAAATATTAGAGGTTGTTGATTGGTCTTCAAAATATGGTTTAGACTACTTAAAAAATGAGATATTTAATTTAAAAGTTGATTTATATAAATTAAATGATAAAGTACAAGCTCGTATTGCAAAAATGCAAGAAAATTTAAAAAAATAAAATGGATTTAGATAAAATCTAAATGAAAAAATTACTAGTCTTTATATTTTTTATATCAAAAATAACCCTTAGCCAAAATTTATGTGGGACTGATGAATATAATAAAGATTTTATTACTAATAATCCTAGTACTTACACTCAAATTGAAAGAAGTTTACAAAAGTATTTATCTAATAATAAAAAATCAAAAACACAAATAACCATTCCAGTTGTATTTCATGTGGTTTGGATAAACAAAATCCAAAATCTTCACGATAGTATAATTCACCAACAATTAGAAGTTTTAAATTCAATTTTTAATGCTCAAAATGCTGATACTTCTAATTTAACAGATACTTTAAAAAATTGGGTAGGGAATTTTAATATTAATTTTGAAATTGCACATCGTGATCCTGAAGGATTACCTACCTATGGTATAACAAGAAAAAAAACAATTCAACCTAGTTTTTCGTACTGGAATGACCCAGTTAAAAAATCTTATTATGGAACAGCACCTTGGCCTACTAATAGATATTTAAATATTTGGATTTGTGATTTAAATGGAGGACTTAAAGGATATGCTCAATTTCCAGGAGGACCAAATGAAACTGATGGTGTTGTAATTGATTGGCAAACTGTTGGTAATCAAATTTATCCTTGGACTTCCTCTGAAAATTATGAATGGTCAAGAGGTAAAGTATTAGTACATGAAATAGGCCATTGGTTAAATCTTTATCATCCTTGGGGTAATACCTATTCTGGATGTGGTGAAGACCATATCCCTGAAATTCATAAACAATTTGGACCTATATACCCAGGACAAGCATGCCCAGATACAATGTTTAGTTCATGTTCTGATAGTGGTAGATTATTTATTAAACATTATATGGATTATGCTGGGAGTTCTTGTATGTGTACTTTTACTAAAAATCAAGTATTAAGAGGATTAGCATCATTAAATACTTATAGGACTGAGATGATTAATAGTTATAATCCTCAAATTGCTATTGAAGGATTTGAAAATATTAAAATATATCCTACTTCTTTTCAAGACAAATTTTATATAGAATTTCCTGAATATGAGGGAGAAGTTAAAATATTTATTCATAACATCCAGGGTAAATTAATATTAAATCAAAGATTAAATAATAAATGGTTCCATGTAATATACCCCTATAGTTTGACTCCTGGGATTTATATAATGAGTGTGTCACATAATCAAAAAATAATATTTACTAGAAAAATAGTAAAACAAAAATGAAAAATATAATTTTTATAATAATATTAATATTCCCATTAACTATAAAGAGCCAATCTATTATTGCTCCACCTGAAATGGATCCTTTTGAAGTGATTTTAGTCCACAGAGCAGCTAAATCTTTTATTAGAGACTCTAATATTACTATAATAATAAGACCTAATTCCCCTTTAAACCCCCTTATTGATGGGGTTACATACCAAATATCACCTAAAATATACATTATAGATCTTAATTATTCATTAAGAGATAAAACATTTAGGAAATGGACTTTATTACATGAATTAGGTCACATAATTGATATGAATTTAGGTCATTTATCTCAATACCCCCCTAAATGGAAAGGGAGAAAACTTAATCCTAATTTGCCTTGGGAAGTAAGACCTTGGGAAATATCAGCGGACATATGGGCAGAAAAAATGTGGAAGGCCCTTATAAATGAACCCCAACCCTACATAATATTTATTGATCCTTCTAAAGAATAACTTGATTATTTAATTATTTTTTATTATATTACAAATAAAAAATCATATGCCAAGAAAAGGAAGACCAACAGGTAGTACAAGTAGATATTGCCTTATAAAAGACGAATTAATATACCCATACGAAATTCACGTAGATGAATCTACTCATACTTATTTAAAAGTAGTAGCTGAATCCCAAAGTACAGTAGGATATTATTCTTCTATGCCTCATTTATTAAGAAGTATTTTAAAAGAAAAGCATGTACCCCAGGGTAAAGATAAAAAAGAATATACTTTAGCTGAGTATGTTGAAGCTATGAATAAATTAGCTAATGCAATGGCTAAAATTCTTGTACCTCCACATCATAGAATTGAAGTAAAGTAACACTTTTTATTTTTCCTGCGCAGGAAATTTGGATACCTGAAATACTGTTCGTATATTCACGGCATAGTTAATTAAGGTTATAAACAAATAAAAATAAATAGTTATGTTAGATTTAGAAAAAAGTGAATTCTTAAGTAAAGAACAATTAAAAGAAGTATGCCCAGTTATTTTTGCTAAAAAAGCAAGTGCTGAAGTTTCAAAACATTATACACATATTCCTACTAGTAAGGTCATAGATGATATGGAATTATTAGGTTGGAAAGTTGTTGATGCTAAAGCTGTTAAAGCTAGAAAAAATAGTACTAAAGGTTATCAAAAGCATTTAGTAGTATTCAGAAATCCTGATGTTGTTATTAATGGTAAAAATGATGATACTGTTTTTCCACAAGTATTACTTACAAATAGTCATGATGGTAAAAATGCATTTACATTTACCGCTGGATTGTTTAGAATGATTTGTGAGAATGGGTTAGTTGTTTCAACTTCAACTTTTGAAGATGTTAAAATGAGACATATGGGTTATTCATTTGAGGAATTACAAGTTAAAATTAAAGAAATGGTTGAAAAATTACCTTTAACTGTTGAATCAATGAATAAAATGCAAGCAACTGAGCTTGGTCAAAAACAAGCGGTTGCATTTGCTAAAAAAGCTCTTACAACTCGATTCCCAGAGGATGAGTTAAAAAGAATTAAAATTGATATTAAAGATATTTTAAAACCAGTTAGAGTTGAAGATTCAGGTAATGATCTTTGGAGTATATTTAATGTAGTTCAAGAAAAAATTATTGAAGGTGATTTTGAGTATATGGC